AAATGTTAATGTCGCAGTATTATCATTATCATAATCTTTAACTGCTTGTGGTGTAGCAACATATCTGAGTTCTCTTCTTGCGTTCTCTCTGTCCATAGTTGTGTGATAATCCAACTGAACTTTTTTGATAATACCTTCTGGTGTATCTGCGACAGGGCCAAACAAATATGTTTTAGCAGTAAAGTTGAGTGTGTATATTAATGCTCTTCTTGTTGCAAAATCTCCCTCATAATCATCCTGAAAAGATATATTATCTAATACGACACTTATATCTCTCTTCTCTCCGATCACACTCACCAAGTCCACAGATAGATTAAATGCTGGTTGAAAATATGGTAATATCTGCTCTACTATTTGGAGTGCATCATCATTTAATTTAACAAGTATATTTAATTCAAAACCAATATTATATGGAACTGGCATGAATACTTTTCTAAGATTTGTGCCATCAGATGCTTTAAATGTCTGAGTTATACCTGCTTTTCTAGTTGAATCATAAGCGATATTAGTCATCTCAAAAGACATTCTAGGTAATGTAATTTGAGTTGCACGATTTAATTCAGGTTGTTGCTCAAGTCTTGCTAAGAATTTCTGCATTGGGCCATATGCCAATGCAACTTTCATGTCACTGATTGATTTTCCATCGCTACCTTTATGACGAATATGAATATCATTGAACAATGTTCCAAACGATATGACTGTCTTTCTAAGTATTTCGTGATAGTAATATGTACCTAACATTAGTATGTACCAAAGGGATTAGATTCAGCAAAATCAATGATAGAATCTGCCTCAGTTTCAAACTCATCGTTATCACTGTATTCATCATATATATCTCTCTTATCATATTCGCGAACATTGTATGCAACAAATGCAGTAGTTCCAGCACCAACCTGAAGTGTAGTTGATGTGGTATTCAGTGAATTTCTACTCATTATTACGACAGATGGTAGAACAGAAATTACAGTGACTCCAGCCCCTATTACACCACTTACTTCAGACAATGCTGCACCTACGTTTATACCAGTTGTTACAATACCAGTAATTCTATTTGTTTGTACACCAATTGTACCAGCTGTTGTTGAATCTCCGACAAATAGAGTCTTAAAGTTTCTAGTGTTGTCGTCATTGAAACCTACATGAATTCTTACCTCTTCACCGGGATTAAATCCTGAAATTGTTGATCCAATACCAACATTTGAAATCTTAAGAACTTTAGTATCTGCATCCCATTCCTTGACTCGTGCCTCTGCAAATGATTCCATTCCGACAACTATATCATTCAATTCAAAATTACCACGACCAGTAACAATATTTGGATCGGCAACTGTGACGGTTGGAACAGCAGTATAACCTACACCGGGATTTTTTACTCTAATAGATTGTAATGTAGCATTTCCTATATCAACAACTGACTCCCCTATCGCAGTAACTCCTGCTCCTGGCCCGGAAACTGTGATTGCTGGAGGACTTGTATATCCAGATCCACCATTAATAACATTGAATGATATTACACCTCTTTGTGTTTTTTCGATTGTACATGTAGCAATCGCACCACTTCCTCCACCACCTACGATATTAATGTCAGGTGCTTGTGTATATCCAGCACCCGCATTTGTCAATACTAATTCTTTAACAGAGTTTAAACCACCTACACTTGTCGTAATCGCAACAGCACTAGCATTAACACCAGCACCATCTCTTGAGGTTGATATAAAGACAGTAGGAGTTGATGTATAACCACTTCCATCATTTAAAATTGTAATAGATCTTATATAACCTCTATTTGCTAGTACAGGTGACAATACAGCAGTTGCAGATGCAGTTGCTCCTGAACCTACAAGATTGAGTGTTGTAATAAATCCTTCATCTTGAATTGTTTGATCTATCTCATCAATCGATGTATCAATAATTTCATCTTCGTATTCAAAGAGTTCACACTGAAGTTCGTAAACATAATTCTTACCTAATTGATAAAAAGGTTTCTCATGCTCAACAAATTTTACTTCAAATAATCTACTACCAAGTGGGAAAAATATCAAATCACCTTCTCTTGGTCGAGTTCCTAATTCATAATCATCTGGATCTAAAAACGGAGCGATAAAATCTTCAAATCTTTCTTTTGATATAGTAAGAGTTACTTCATCCCTCAAACTTACACCAAACTTTGTCATTACATCTCCAGCACCTGAGTAACCCTCATATGTGTTGACATAAGCCTCTAATAAAAAATTATCATCAAATTTTGATGATTGTACTTCTTCTATTATTGATTGTCTATTTACAAATTTCCTTGGAATATAAGTAATCTCCACCCCATAAATTTGCAATTGCTCGTTTATGAGATTTTGAATTAATCTCTGTTCACCGGGTGATCCTTGTAGAAAAAATGGATTGAGTGCCATACATATTACCCAACAAAGTCTAGAGGAGGTAACTCATACTCTTCTTTTAATTTCGTTAATGCAAATTCTAGATCTCTTTGTCCATCTTCATATATTTCCCTACCATTTAGTTCTAAACCACCGGGAAGTTTTACTCCTCTAAATTTAATTAAATTTTGTCCCCATTGACGTTTCATTAAGGCAGTCAAATACATTTTTAAAAACATATCATTATATACCTTTGTAAAATCATTAGGATCTAATATCCTTAAGCAATCTATAACTATGAAATCTCCTGCCTTTAGAGATTTATAGTCCATATCAAGATATAAACGATTTTGTTTCTTGTTAAATCTTATTTGTCTATCAGGAGTTAGTAAGAAGTCAATGTCTTCTAAGTAACTCTTGACCATTGAGTATTGTAGTAATTCTACAGAGTTAAAGTAGTACAAGTCATTTAAAAATAACTGATACTTAATACTAAACATTCCTCCAGATATTGAACTAGAATCAAATTTAAATATCTTTTCAACACCTATGACTGAATCTGGAACTTGAATGAAGTTAGAGTTCTCCACAAAAGTAGATGTTGTAGATCCATAACCACTGATTGCTGTTGATGAACCTGTTGTAGTTACAATACCTGCGGTGTTTGAGGTATTTGGGCCTGTATGAGCATTTCCTCTATCAATTTCATCTTGAGTAAACTCATGTTTTAAAAACATTTCCTCAACACCATCAAAGTGCCTTTCTTGGAAATATTGCAATGCATCATCCACCATATCATCAATTTGATCGTCATCAAGATTGATTTCAAGAACAGGTGCACCTAATTTTCTAAGTGCATAATCAATTAACCCTTGTCTGGTGGATGGTTTTGCCATTATTCTGCTTCTACCTCAGATGCTAAGTTTTCGTATTTTGTTTGCCACTCAAGTGCTGCTGCAGCTAACTTGGTTTTTTCATCATTAAAGTCAGTCATTACTGTTGTCAATTTCGCTTCCAAAAGGATATTTTGGTTTGTTAATGTTGCAATTTTTTGATTATAAAGTTTAATCAAAGTGTTCACATCAACGTCATTATTTTGTGCCATGATTTTTTATGAGTTAGAATGAGCCCCCATCAATGGTGCTTGTAAACATTGGTTTGTCGGTGTAATTTACCACTACTGATGATGGTGTAAGACTAGTTCCTGCTCCATTTAGTGTAATGTCAGCAGATGTTGTAAATGTACCTTCAACACCTATCAGTACAACAGTTGTTGTGTTAGATGTTGACTTTACAATACCATTTATACCAGAACCACTAGCTGGTTGTCTTACGTATTGTCCAGCAGTTACACTAAGTGCACTTGGTAATGTTAGAACTACCTCAGTTACCGCAGTCAAGATTTTTCCTGATACGCTTACAGAGGCACTAGGAGCAGTTGTGGAGGTTTGTAGACCTGCATTGGTAAAATATACTATACCATGTGTTGCGAAGTCTCCTGACTGATAGTAGATACCTTTAATGTCAAGATATCCCTTAGTTCCTGAAATAACTTCAGCAGTGTTTGTTGCATCAGGAACATAAGTCCATTTTCTACTGCCATCTGTATCAGCAGTAGCACTATCATCCATTCCAAAGAATCCAAGTTTGTTATTACCTGTACCAGAACTTGTATTATAGTTGAATGAAATACCACGGTCAGTATTGGTATCCTTCGCGTGAGTTATTGTTAACTGAGAAGATGTTGTAATTCCAGCAGTTGTATTATTACTGATAGTAATTACTTTTGTTCCAGAGTTTATATTACTGATGGTTGTATTACCGGGAATCCCTGCTGCAGCAACAACGTCATCTACTTGTAATCCAACAACTGAATCAACCGTTATAGTATTATTACCACTACCCACTGTAGCCATCACAGTTCTGACGCTGGTAACGTCACCAACCTTCATGATAGCGTCATTAACTGTTACAGTAGTGGAGTTAACATTAGTTGTTGTACCATCTACTTGTAAGTTACCTTTAATAATGACATCACCTTCATTGCTCAATCCACTTGGGAATGGGTCAATGAATAGTTGATTACCACCACCTGTAAGTGTCTCTATTCTATTTGAGTGAATACCAATATTACCAACAGTTAGTGCAGATTGTGGAGGAACCTTAATACCACCAATAAATGTAGATATGCCAGTTACCTGCATATCTCCACCAACGTTCAAGTTCTTCTCTATTCCAACACCACCTTCAAATATTACTGAACCAGTATTTTTATCAGTAGATTGAGTCGTATTATCAAAACTTATTTGTGATCCAGCAAATCTTAATTTATCTGTTCCATTTTCATCATATTCTATTGTCGCATCAGGAGCAGCAGTTCCATTAACACCTCCACCAAATCCAAGTTTGGTATCATCTGGGATCATTACATCACCAGATCCGTCAGGATTAAAAATTATATCTCCGTCTGTATTAGATGATGATAAAGTATTTGCATCTAATGTTAAATTATCTACATTCCATTCATCTACCTTTCTATTTTGATCAAGTATCGCTACAAAACCATTTGCTGCGTTTGCAGAGTTAGATACACCAGCAACTGATCCGGCAGTATGTGCCATCAGGTCGGTATAGTACTTACCACCAATTATATCGGAGGTTCCACCATCATCACCTACAAAGAGTCTTTCACCTCTATTTCCTTGTGTTCCTGCAGCGATTGTTAACGCTAACTCACCAAATTGAAGACCTGATGGGGCACTTGACCCGGTAGATCTTTTTATCCTAATAAAACTTGCCATTTCAGAAGTTTCCTCCGTTGATATCTAAATTTTGTGTTGCTCCGGGTGTGCATTCAAGAGTAGCAGTAAATTTTGCTGTTGCTGCATTATATACGAGAATCATGCCATTCTGAGGGTTTACTATGTCAACATCAGATAAACCCGCTAAACTTCCACTAACGTTTCCTGCTAAAGACGATACGACTTTAACAGCATTTTGTTGACCTACTCTAACTTTAATGTTATCAGGCATTAGCGTGTAACTCCTTGACGAACTAAAACGGATCCTTCTACGACTCTTGTAACCTCACCTGCAGTGTCCGAAACAATTACGTCATAAACATATCGTCCGGGTTTTAAATCGGCAGTAGTCGTGCTTGTAAGACCCACTTGAACAATTCCAGCGGCTGGATCAGATATCGACGCTGTGAAAGTTGCAGCTGCTGCTACACTTCCAGAGTGTTTTCTCATCTCAGACTTAACCCCAAATCCAGACAGTTCTAATGCTGAATTGGATGAAACGTTCTCAAGTGTGAATTTTTGTGTGAATGTCGCTCCTGTGTTTATAACAAGATTGCTAACATATACTGCTGCCATCTATACAATAATAATGATGATCTATGATTTATTTATATTTGATGTATTCCAAGAATCATAACTGTTTCTTGGTCAATTCTTTCAACACCAACTTTAATTCGTCTAACTCTGCTCTCAAACTCTCTATTTCAGATTTTTGTGTCAATTTTGCTGACCTTATCTTTTTATATTGAGTGTATCCAGTGCTATCATTATTGATAATAGCTCCAGATTTTTCATCTCTGTAAAGATTTTTGTGCCCTTCAACTCTTATCATGCTAGTGCAATAACTCTTAGATCTTTAAATTTGGGTGCTTCTGCTTCATTAGATCCACTCATTTCAATTTTTATCTGGAATCCTGTAAACTCAGGTAAATTATCTACAGTAAACACATATTCTACAAACTCACCATTTACACTCGCAGGTGTTAACGCATCTGGTCTTCCAGAGTTTTTAGATAAATCAATGACATCATCACCAAAACCATCACCATCAGTATCCTTGAGATTATCAAATCCGGGGAATAGATCAAATGTAGGTGTTACACCCTCTGAATCTGGTCTGAATATTTTAAATAATGCACGGAAGTCTGCAGAATCTCTACGATCAGAACTAACAAGTAGTTTTATAGATGTTGCTGGTTGTTTGATATTTACACGATTTGAGATATAAACAGCAGCGTGAGGATCATTATTATTGGCATGAACTCTATTATCAGTAGTATAATTAACAACAGGTTTGTTTAACCTATTTCTTACATAGATAACAGTTCCATTCATTGTGTCAATAGCGGGTGATAAATTTTCATCCTCTGTTGATAAATTCATTGATAATGTGCTAGATCTACTCTTAGGTAGACTTGTTAAATATTGATTTTCATTTTGAGATGAAGCAACTAGTCTTGTTGTTTTAAGAGGATTAATTTTATTTAATTCAATATCTTCATATCCCTGATCAAGGAATGAAATTTCTGTAAATGCATTTCTAGTTGAATCAAATGATCCAGCACTTGTTCCACTTACACTTCTCAACTGGGTGGTTATATTAGTTTGACCGGGTTGAAGAGTGTTAAACACTGGATAAACCGCATTGTATTGAATATTTTTAGATGCATTGATTCTGTCTCCACCTCCAGACCTCTCATCTGTAAAGCAAGCCATACTATCACCACTTGATCTGTTTTGAAGATTTGGTCTTCCTGCACCTCTTGGTATTTGGAGATTATACTTGTCAATATCTTTATTCGACTGAAGTAGATTTACGTTAGGCATCGTATGTGTTGTATTAATACCTGTGAGAGATAGTCCATTAAATTCATATTTACGAACTAGACTATTGACAGGATGTGATGATATTAATGAACTATCCACACCTCTTTCAGATATTCCAAGACCAACATTAGTAATCGTATTGTAGAAAATAATTTCGTTATTAACTTTTACATATCCGGTTGATGTGGTGATACCTTCAAATGTTGCAAATTCTGAAGTATTTGCTGATCCAACAATTATAGTGCTATCTTGAAGTGAGATTGCCGATTCAATTTTGACTGGTTTTGTTGTTGGTTCTACATTTGATATTTGTACAATATTATTATCAGCACTCATACCATGATTATAATGTGATACTTCAATAACGTTTCCTTCAAATAAGTCACTAAGTACAGATGAAGATACGATATCGGTATTCGCGTATGCAACAGCGGTGCCAGCATCATTATAAATTACCAAGTCTTGTCCAGCAGTAAATTCTTCACCTTGAACATTGGTTAAGTATAAAGTATCAGTTCCAGTTGTTGTATTCACAGTTATTTGTGATTCACCACCCTTAACCACATTTGATGTTGTCAATCCAACAACGTCTCCGGGTTTATATCCACTTCCAGCAGTAGTGACACTTATAGAGTTGACTACATTACTTGATATAGTTACACTTGCCTGTGCTCCAGATCCATTACCAGTTATAGCAAATAATGGAACATTGGAAAATGTTCCGTTTGAATAACCGATACCTGCATTTGCTATTGCAACACTATTAATTGGGCCACCAGTTGATTCAATAAATCCATGAACTGCACCAGCAGATGTGCTATCACTTACTTTTCTACCCGATACAAGTAGATTTGTCATACCGGAAGAGGTCATATTATCAGTTACCACTTTCAATTTACGTGGTAGTGACTTAATACCATTGCTGCTAAGAGTTGGTACTTGTTCACTTTCATAATCTATCAGAGGATTATAGAAGAATGCTGTTGCATTTTTAGTTGTGAATTTTGCTTTGTTAATTTTAATTTTTAAATCTTCAAATTGGCTTGGAGTCCAGATTGATCCGTTTTGAGATTTAAATAAACTACCACCAATATACTGTTGAGAAATTACAACACTTTCCGAATCAGGTAATGCTTGAGTGTCAATAGTTGTATCGCCCATTCTTGCAATCCATGCCTCATAGTTATTTGTTGTTGGTGCAAGTAAAACTACGCAATATTGAGTTCCACCCTCAAGAAATAATGGTGATGGGAATTTTACATTGGTTGCAGCAGAAGCATCATCTGATATGTTAATTTGTGATGGATCGAGAGTTACACTTGCAAAATTTTGTACCTGTAGTAAAGTTGGAGTTCCCAATTCCATTGTTCTTATTTGAACTATTAAATTTTCTTTGACATCTTTTTTCTTCATAAAGATATCTACAGATGTTAGGAAACAACCAGTTTCATCTACTGTAAATGACTGAGCAAGAGGGTCTCCGTTGTTTACTTGGGTAACTTGGAATATATTGATAATTTGAGGTACAGGAGGTGGTGGTAATTCTCTTATTCCGATAACAGTTTGTGATAAGGTATCTACTGTACCTGCAGTTATATAAGTTGATGAAACACTACTTACCGCAGGAGAGTTTTCCTGAATCAGTGAATTACTAGAACTCGATGTTAATTTAAATGTCTTTTGTCCATTAGTAAATCTTAATGGTGGAACAGGAGTAGTAAGTGGATCTCTTATAAAGAATGAACCTCTAATACTTCCCACTCTATCAGTGATAAGTCTAATACTAGTGACACTTCTAGATATTACAGCGATAGCACCACTTGTTTCTCCAATGAAGACTGCTAATGGATCTATTCTTCCAAAAAATCTACCTTGTGCTTCTTCTGCTAATGATGCAGTATCAACATTAAGAATAGTTGATGATGCTGAATATGCACTAGGTATCGTAACAGTTGGATTATAAGGATCATCAGTATAAGTCAAAGTTGGATCTGAGATAGGCCCAATCTTATGATTTGGTTGACATATTCTAAATCTTCCTATTATCTCAGGCCCAAAATCACCTGATGTATTTGTCTGAATTACTGCAAATACTCTTTCTCCTATCTGAAATGATCCAGATTCCATTTCAATTTCAATTAATTTTGGAATTATATCAATTCCACTTGCACTATCAAAGAAAGCGTAATATTGTGTGTTTGGTTTTAATGTCCCTGCATCAAATTCAATATTTCTAGAACGTATATGAGTATCAGGTTCACTGCTAACTAAAACTTGTGATGCAAATGTACCATCAGTGTCTCCAAATACAGTTCTATTACCGTTGTCTAAGATGACATTCCTAGTCCAAATATCAGCACTAGGATTTATTGTCATATTACCATTAAATGTAATGACACTAAATGGGTTGACGTTTTCAATTCTAGAAGCAAGTGGTTGATCTAGTAATGTGACCTCTTCATAATCTAAAGTTAAAATATCACCTGTTTTTCTAACCCCGGAATCGAGAAGTGTTAGGTTTGATGAAAAGTCTGCAGTTGTAGAATCTATTGAAGGATCTAATGCTAATTCAGGTTTTAATGAATAAAAATCAGTTGGGACTATTAAATTTTGATTTTCTAAATCTATGTCTACTTTACAATCAGGGTTAGATATGTCTAATAGTGAATTATTTTTAAAATCATCTACAAAGAAACCAGATTTAAATCTAGATAATCCATCAGCATCTTGAACTTGAAGTGTTTTAGTATCTAATTCTAATAAACTTAAAGATGTAACAACCTCTAAATTTTCAACCCTATCTTCAATTTTTCCAATATCTCTCATTGTGTATCTGCGATTATCAACCACTGTGATAATAGCATCTTTAGGATCATACAAATATGCAGGTAACTCAATTGTTGCAACTGTCATACCCAACTCAATGTCATTAGGTGCTATTGGGTTCTCAGATGATACACCTTCAACAACTACAAATTCTCCAGAAGTATATCTCTGATCGATATTAGCGGAAGGGTCAAGAACAATTTTATCAGTTCTAGGTAGATAATGACTGACCCCAATAATAGAACTTTCATTGGGAGAGGGAACTAATGTTGGGTTTGTGCCAGCACTTGAAAAATTCCTATTTTCAAAATCAAATGGTGATCTAGTTGTTCCAGAAAAATCAGCAACTCTTGGTCTAAAATCAAGTGTGTCTGTTGCTCTTATTCCACCTTCTAGTATTGGAATATCTTTTCCAAATCTAGCTTCATCATAAGATCCAACAGTAAATACATCCCCTTTGTCATTGCTTGGAATTGTATAACGATTTAAAACTATTTTTAATCTTCGATTTGGGATATTAACATTATTTTTCCTGATTAATCTTGAATAATCATAGAATCCCTGTCTTTGACCTTTATCTAATGTATAATTCTTTGTAATATTAAGATATGATCCAGTTGTAACTCCTTGTAGATTTGATACTATGTTCGACTCTTTGAATGTTACCAGTTCACCAACTATAAATCTCT